AATGCTCTGCGAATCCATGTTGTTCGCTTCCCAGATCTCCGACAGATAGTCGTTGGATTCCGGGTCGTCGGGCAAACTGAACGAGCGCACGTGCTGGCGTTGCACGACCGTGTCCACGGTGACGCGCGGCCAGTTAAGAGGGAATTCGAACATGCGCAGCGCCGGCGGTACGGCCAGACCGAGCGTCTGCATACGTTGTTCGCCGCGATAGTACGAGTCGAGATCCTCATGCGTCTTGCGCAGCCTCTGCAGCCTCGTGTAGAGGACCCGCAGGAGGGCCGCCTCATCAGTAGATAGAGTCGAGACTCCTTCCATGCGCTCCACCTCCGTTCCCACTGAGTAGGTACACCTTGCCGCTGCCAACTCCCCACCCGAGCGTCCGCATGTCGCATGCGGCCTCGTGGGCGAGGATATCGGCCATCGAAATGTCTATCTTCTGGTTTTCGCTCGGCTTGCCGAGCACGAATTTGTCTCCAGGTTTGGCGACCATGCGGGCCGCCATCATGTGGAGTTTCGCGGTCAGGTCATGGCTGTGCGTCGTGGTCTTGTCCGCCGTGTCCTCGCGGAATCTCACGAGCGCGTTATACATGCGTCCGACCTGGTTCGTGGGCCATTGCACGACGGTATCCTCTCCGTAGCGTTCCGACCAGGCGTCGACCTGCGTCTCCCATGGGTGCGGATCGCAGTAGAAGCGTTTCACCCTGTAGTGGTGGAACATGTCGGACACGCAGGCATCGACCTCGCTACGCGGGATCCTCCCCTCCCATTCCGCCGGATTCCAATAGGACGGACGGTGCGCCGACCCGTACGTCGGCGTCCACCGCCAACCATCCACGGTCTCCGCACGCAACGCCGTCCAGTCACCGGACTGCGAGCCATCGAAGCCCAGACATATCTCGGTACCGTACGGAGGCGTCTCGCGGACGTCCTCGGTGGCGTCATACAACGCTTCCGGCATGTAGGCGCCCAAGCCCTGAACCAGCTCGCACCCGAAGAAACGTCTCGCCTGCGCCGGATCACGTTCAAGAAGCTCGGAAGCCGTAGCCTCCACACTGTCCAGATTCACCCAAGGGCTTCCCTGATACACGAATTCGAGAATCTTGCGCCGATCCTCCTTGTCGGTGAAGTCAAGGTCAGGATCATGGCGCGGGAAGTACTTCATGATATCGGTTTGGCGGCTCTCGTAGGTCGCCTGCCCGAAGCTCGCGTCCATGGGATCCCATGGGTTCGTCAACTCCAACATGCGCCCATCCATACCGGAAACACCACGCAGCACGGTGTCAGCAACCTCGAACATGCCCGAACGTTTCGTGTACACGCCGGATTCATCCAGGAGCGCGAAGTTGACGGGATTACCGAGCTTCGAACGAGCAGATGAAGTCACCGGGTCGATGCGACCGCCGTTGGGCAGGCGGATGAACCCCTCACGCACCTTCATAAGGTCGTCAAGCTTTCCGTTACGCACCATGGTCTGCAAGGGGCGGTACACGTTCGCCGTCTGCTCCTCGGAATTGGCAAGCAGCTGGACGAGCGCGGTACGTCTGGGCATGCCCATCGGCTCTCCCGGCGCATACTCATACTCGAAACCGCACGAACAACCCCAATCATCACACCGGAACCGTTCACCGCCCTTCGCATACCCGCAGAACACGCACGGTCCAACACCCTCGAAACATGCCACGGCGGCACCGAAGGGGCTTTTGCCGAGCTTCTGCCCACCAACAATCTGACCACGCCTCCAACGGAACGCAGACCCTTGCAAGGGGCGAGACTCGTTGAAAGCCGTATCCGGTTTCACACGATAGAATTCGACCGCATTCTTCAACTGCCAGCCGGTGAGCACAAACGGCCGGTTGAGGTCGAAACCCGAGGGCACTACACAATGCCACTGCGTCCAGTCAGCAAACAGGAAACCAAGAGAAGGAACCATCACTCCTCCAAATCAGCAAACCGTTCACGAGCAGAAGGAAATGGAATAACCTTCGCATCAGGCTTTCGACTTCTAGCCTTTGCCGACGTAGCATCTTCAAGAATTGTCCAACCATTGATTCGCAATCCCTGAGGCGTTAAACCGACCGTGTCAGCAAAGCGACAAAGAGCAGTTCGGTCAGCAGCCTTCGCCTCACCAGTCTCACAAAGCACATACTGACGAACATATTGAGCTAAGGTCACCTGTAAATACGAATATTTAGGGCGAGACCAAGCAAAACCCTGCGGCAGACGCCAGAGGAAGTTCCAAACTTCACGCTCTCTGTCATTCCAAGCTTTCGTCGCACCGTCGTCCCTCTCTCGGTGCTTGCCGTCCTCGTCACGCCATTCGGACCAGACGAAATATTTAGGCAAAGGAAAATTTGGATGCTTGCGCTTATAACCACCGGCAGGAAGACCGAAAAGACCACCTGCACGCTGCTGAAACGACTCAGAAGAAGGATCAGGCATACGCCCAGCAGACGGTCGAGGACTACCAACAGGCATCACACCACCATCCCTCACAAGAGAATTACGACACCTTCATCATTTTTGGCAATTGTTGCGCAACAATTTGTGCGCCTTTAGAAACATTGCAGTGAAGGTGAGTACACCGAACATTTGCACGAGTATGGGCACCGCCGAGGCTCAAAGGAACAATATGATCCAAGCTTACAGACATCGGATCAGGCCAAACAAGCGATCTGTCCACAGGTTTGCCGCAAATACCGCAAACCCAATGATCACGCTCATAAATCTCATCATTCGAAAAATCCTCAAATGGCCCATTCGACTTCTTGCGAGCACGACGCAACTCATAATTCTTACGCCGACGATCATTCCAAGGCTCCTGCAACTTGCCCTGAGAACGAAGCCAACGCTTATAGTGCATATTACACATACCCCGAGCGATCATCGGACGGGCACAGCCATTGACAGAACAAGTCTTGGTCTTACTTTCGTGGCCAACGTACTTCTGCATGCAATACGACGAACAATACTTCTGATGAAGATTATTAGCCGGCGTAAACTCAACACCACATTCGGGACAAACCAACAGCGTATTAGCACGGCGTTCCGCGGAAATTATTGAATTCTTCTTGGTTCGCCAATGTATACGGCATTTACGACTGCAAAAATTCTGCCTAGAGTGCGCCAAAGAAGAAAAGTTACCGCCACAAAACGCGCACACCCGAACTGTCATGCACTTCTCACGAGGCTTGTAATAGTGCTTGTAATACGCCTTGCGGTATTCAACGTGATGTTTCTCATTGCACGAATCACAACGCTTGCGACGCCGATCGGAAAGAATCTGACAACCACAATCAATACATGTAGAATGAACCATATCAACTCCCTTACTGAGTTGGTCACGCCCCCGGAAGCTCCAACTTCGCGGGGGTATTTATTCCAAAAATTCTACCAAACATCGCGCTAAAACTCAAATGGCTAATTACGATTTTTATGCGAGCGGCCTTGCCGGCGGTTCCGCGGTCATGCCTGAGGTGGTACCCCCTGGTGGTATAGGAATGAATTTCTTGTCTTAAAAAAGAATTTAAAAAGTTTTTTTGGATTTTTATTCTGTTTATTCAGAGCTTTTCGTCGCCGTTTGTCGTTCGATTCAGCGCCAATGCTCGCGCATTCTGATGCTGTTGGCTTGGCCTGCGCTTCGGTTGCAGTGCGAGTGTTCCGGACCTGTCCAATGGGTGCGGTCGTCGCTATGTCCGAGGTCCCATGCTTGGTCTGGCTTGACTGCTTGTCCGCATCGCTTGCAGATTGGTCGTGATCCTTGGCTCATGAGCTGCTGCCATCGTGCCCGCTCTGCCCTGTGTCTGCCATCATAGCCTCGCTGTGCTGGTGTACCTCGCCGCCTCTCATGGGCTGTGGCGTGGGCCTTGCAGTAGCGTTGTCCGACTGGTACGAGTTGTGGGCAGTTGGGCCAGGCGCATCGGCGCATGGGCATGGGCGTGACCTTCCTGGCGGTATGCTGTTCCTGTCAGTATGTCTATTGAATGGGGGTTGTTATGTACTACTCGGAGCCGGATTACTCGTGGGTGCCGTTGGTGATGGGTGTTGCCATGGTAGTGGGGTTGGTGGTGGCTTACTTCGTTATCAAGGCGGCGGTGAGGAATGGGATCAATGAGTCCCGTTTGTTCGTCAAACCGGAGGAGCCGAAGGTAGTCTCGGGCAAGGTATCTGAACCGGAGTCAGTCAAGAAGAACACGCCTGCGCCCGAGTCAAAGGGATCGACGATCTGGCCGAGTTGAATGTGGTGTTGCCCTGCTCTCGTCTGCCGGGGCGCTGAATGTTGTGGCGAGGCAGGGCAAGGGTGAAGTTGGGTTGCCTGGTGGGGAAAGGTTGTAAAGTCCACCAGGCAAGTGTGGTTATCTGAGGTGTCGGGTTAGTTCCCGTTCGCGGTCGGATAATGTGAATCGGAGCGCGGCAGCCTGTTGCGCGGCAGTCGAGCGCTTGGTCGCTTGGGGAGAAAGCAGGTATCCGTAACCGTACACGCCATTGCCTTTTGGCTGTGCATCTAAGCGCGACACTCGCAGGCATTCATCCGCCGATACTGTGAAGTCGACATCATGATGACTCAAGTACGCCACTTTCGACGCGGTGAGCAGTTCAGCCGGATATGAGTATTTCGGCAGGTGTTTCTTCTTTTCGGTCTGCGCGAGCTTATCAGCTGCGGTCACTGTCCGGTAGAGTTCCGGTGCGCTGCGGATATGTGTGTCTCCGAGATTGGTGACGAAGGACGTGTTGACCTTCGCTCCATT